GGTAAAATTAACATCTGAGGAACAGGCTGTTCTCCTTTTTCATTAGACTCTTCTTCAATAAGAAAAGAGACGAGTGTTACAATCGAGCAACCAATAACTCCTAGCAACACACCTATGAATAAATTTAATTTCATTTTTTTAACAGATGTCACTAATCTGGTTGCTTAGCTAATCTTAATGAAGTCCAGATGCCAAAGATTATCATAAATAATCCTGCTAATCCTACTAATGCTCCATTTGTTAATGGTCTATCTAATATTACTTCTAATGCTCCTAATCCCATCGGGAATGCGATACATAGTAAGTTAATTGTGGCCAATGTTTTATTTGTCATGTGTTGTTTAATTTAAGTTGTTGGGGGCTTAAATATTTTTATTATTGTTTTTAATTCTTTCAATGTGTCTCTCCCACATTTTTTCTGATTCACTTTTTTGTTCTCCTTCTTCTTCGTTCTGCTCTGGAGACTCAGGCATAAAGGCTTGCATCATTATTCTTGTTTTATATGATTGCATCATCATTCTATAAACTTCTAATGGGAAAGTAATTAGACTTTCCACAAGCTTTATTAAGGAAATACATATAGCAACAACAACTCCGACTGTCAAGCCAGAAATTAAAGCAACCATCCCATAGATGATTTTTATTATTGTCAGCTCACTTAACACAAAAGGATTCTTACTCATGATATAATATTGTATAGTTGTCAGGCTTAATCCCAATTACATTAAAATCAATGTACTCGATAGCCTCCTCCATAGACATACCATCTCCCTTGAAATGTGCAACCATTTTTTCATAAGAATATACCAGAAACCCTCTTTGGTCTATTCCTGTAATACAATCGTCTAGCCCATCAAACTTGATTGCTTCATCCGCGATGAACGGATCAAGTTCTAATATTTCTTCCCATGTAATTTTATTAGAGACTATTTTTCGTCCCCGATCTGAACACACAGAGAAGAATCGTAAGATAAAAAAGACTACGATTATCCAGGCGGCAAAAATTAAAATATAATTTAACATGCCGCAGTTTACCAACTACACTAGAGGTAGTCAAGTAAAATTATTCCTCTTCTTCTTCTGAAACAACTGTAGATTCAGCTATTTCTGGAGTCTCTCCTACTTCCGCTACTTTTCTAGCTAAAACGACAGCAGCTTCTGCCACATTTAAGCCTTGAGATTTTACGGCTACATCTAAAAGTTGAATAAGAATATTTAATTCGTTGTCAGTAAATTCAATAGTTTTCATGTTATGAATTAATTATATATGCAAAAATGTAGTATTCTATTTTTTTTATCAATTTAAGTGTAATTTATATTTAAAGAATATATAAACGATATGGCAAACGAATTAAAAGACAGAATCCATACAAGTGTTGCGACAGGATCAGGAGATTGGGCTTCATTTAGAAGTGAAGTCACGGGTACATTTTTAAATGATCAAGGAACAGGCGCAGGAGGTATTGCGGGAATTAATTATACAGATTTTTCAAACCACTTAATCAGAGAGTATAATAAACAGGTAGATATCAGAATTGATAGCTGGACGGGAGCAGCAGGACAAACAACTGGTTTAGTCATTGAGCCTTTTGATGACGGCTTTAGATATACTGGTACAGGCGGATTTGCTAATTATCCTTAATCTAATCTAATTGGGTGGGGTAAAAACCAATGTTCACATCCGTTAAGAACATCTTGTAATTTTACCATAGACATCCAGTCTTTACGACCCCTTCTTTGATAGCCTTTATATAAACAATCATTAAACTTATAAGCTCTATCTCTTAAGTTGCACTTATCTTTTGCTAGATTAAAAAGATCTGTATTTTTAACGTGTAGAAAAAACGCACCGAAATCAAAAGCTATCCACTCAGGTTTATTTGATTCATTGCACCAACCCTCTTTGCCATTTACATTTTTAAATTCAAGCAGTACTAACCCCTCTCTAGCTGACTCTTTCATGCTTTTCAAGTCAACAGTTTTGCCGTCTATAATATAATCTGTATGCTCGTTAATATCTTTCTTGGGGGAAGCTGGCTCGACTTTTAACTTTGCTTTTTCACAAGCTCTTAAATAACGGCTGATAGAATCTTTAGTTAATTTGTTTGTTTTTTTTAAGTGCCTGTTTCCAGACATCCCTCTAGCTCTATTGGATGTAAGATTGTTCATAGATAATAGAATATTATAATGCAAAAAAAAGTTTTTGCAATTAAAAACCCCCTAGCCCAGACGGGGAGGGGGTGTCTAAGAAATCAGTCTAGAATTAATCCTCAGACTTCTGCTTGGCTTTTCCAATATTTAGGGCCGCCCAATCGATGAGAGCGTAAACTTTAGCCCAAATTGATCCTTTTTTCGGAGTAGGTGTGGCAGCAGTCACCGCAGAAGCGAGAGCTATAAATGCTGTTAAAACACCAAACCAAGGGTTGTCTTCAATAAGTTTAAGTATCATTTCCATAATATATACAATGGTTGTTAGTATTAATTACACCTAATCTGGGTGAACTATGTACTCTCCATTTCTAATTTTTCCCCAAAAATTTTTATCTGACCATTGTTGGTGAAATCTCTCTTTATTAGCGTCTTTCCACCTATCATATGATTCTTTTAGTGTTTTTATTGCAACCGAAGAGCTTTTCCAATCTCCAACTTTTGTTGTGGATTTTCTATCAAGCTTATATATTTTAAAGAATTGTCTAAAAATTTTTAGATGTTCTGGTTCTATGTCATGCAGTTTACTATATCTTTCTTTTGGAGACCAATGTGGAACTGCTATTAATTTATTATCTATTTCCCCGTCATCCTCAAACCCTAACATTCCCAGGATTCTACAACTTACCAAAGTCCCTCTGTCGATTGGGTCATGATTGAAAACTAAAACATCAAGGGGGTCTTTATCTAAAGCGATTGTTCTAGGAATAAAGCCATAGTTTATTGGGTATTGTAAGGATGAAACTAAACATCTGGTTAGTTCAAAAATATTTAACTTTTCATTATACTCGTATTTAGTATTTGTTCCCTTTGGGATTTCAATAATACAGTTTACATGAGCGTAATCGTCATCAGTGATCGGTATATCATCTACTAGATTCATTTTCTTTTAGAGTATAGAAAACACAAAGCTCTTCAGCTTTTTTTATTGGCTTTACTGTATATAGTATTCTTTCTTTACCTTTATTCAAAATAAAACAATTTGGATGTTCGGAATGGTTTACAAACCCACCGAGAGGAGTTCTAAGCCACCTATTAGATTCCTCGTGAAAGATATGAGTTACCCCTAGGCATTCAGCCGCAGGAATATCTTTTGAGCAAATTAAACCTAACCCATGTATGAAACTGTCGTCAATGGTCACACAGCTAGGTAATGGTCTGTAATTATTTATGCCAATCATCTTGTTTTACCTTGCCCTCTATACTTCTTTTTATAAAATTTAGAAGCTTTGCTTTTAGAATTTTTATTTTTAGAGTGAACTCCTTTTTTTCTTTTCTTGTCTTCTCTTAAAAAAGATATACCTGTTTTTGCCATTTTAATTAATTTTAATTATTTATAAGTACATGTTTGGGTGATATTTCTAATATCTCATCGCAAACTTTCTTTACTTCTGATTGTTTTATACTTGGGTAATTTTGTATGATAGATCTAAGCTCGTCGATCTCAGAGATAAAAATATTGTACTCTGATTTTTGTATTATCTTTAAATCATTATGACAATCAAAGATAAATCTATCAAAGACTTCGTACTTATTATTTGGATCAAGGGGGTCATCACTAGCCCCCAAAGCTTTCTCAATGGGATGTATTATAGTTTTCCCATGAACATAATCTAAGATATGGTCCACAAGGATAGTTATTTGTTTTTCTTTATACACCTGTTAATTGTACTTAAAAAGGTGCTTTGTTCAACAACAAATTAAGAAATTCTTATCCTACTTCTTATTTTAGAAACGTGACGCTTTTTCTCTAAAACAGATCCGCCTTCACGGCTACCAGCTCCATTTGTATTACCCTCTATGGTCACTACATAACCACTTGAGTCTATGTCCTTTACAGCCAAACCAATATGAGAAAATGTAAATACAACTATGTCTCCAGCTTTTATGTCTTCATTGCTTGGCTTGCGGAGATCTACTCCTTTACCGTCCTGTTGTTTAGCCCAATTTTCAAAATCCCAGGCTCCAGCAGTTCTTGGTCTCTTGAATTTTATATCTTCTCCCTCAATAGATTCTCTAACTAACCAGCAGATGAAAGCTGCACACCAAGGCCAACCTTTATCTGGATCAAGCCAAGTAGCCGCTTTGTATTCATCTACTCTTGGGCCGCAATTACTGCCATCAACTTCTGAAACTCCTATCTCTTCTCTAGCTAATGAAACCATTTTTTTTGGTATATCACCATCTGGCGCTGGAGTATTTTTAGTGGACAATTTTGCTAAGATAGCGTTCCAAGTTACAGGTCCATCTGCACCGTCAGCAGAAACACCTAATAATTTTTGTACAGCTTTAACTACTTCTTTTTTACCTTTAAAATTCATTTTAATTACATTTCCTACTAAATGAAGCACCTATAGACATAACGAAACATAAAGCTAGTAGAGTGCAGATAAAATCAGAAAACCTTTCAATCTTTTTGTTTAGTACTTCTGCTTGCTCCTCATTGTAGTACATTTTTGTATCCATAATATTGTTTATGGCATCAATAGTAGGATCAGTCATATCGTACATTCTAGGTATGGAAGCTTTAATCATCTCTACATCACCTTTCTTCGCCCACTCGATTAACTCATTAACATACGCACTTATTTTTTCTTCTTGTGCGAACACAAAGTCAGCGTACTCCTGCTCTTTTGGTGTGATATCTTTTTTGTAGCCTTCTAAATATTCATCCTTGTAGCCACTTTCCTCATTTAAAACATCTACCATCTCTGCTGGGGTCATCATGCCATGAGATGTTTTTACTACAGAATCTACTATAATAACACCGTACCAATCAAAACACATGCCTATCTCCATAATAGAGGACTCTGATTGTCGAGCGTTTTCTTTCAATGTGTTCTGTATATCTTTATTTAGTTCAAAACCCTTTAATCCAAAGAGTAAACAAATGGCAGATAAACAATAAACTATAAACTTAGGTCTCATTTCTTAATAAATTTTTCTGGGTTCTTCTCGAATTTTTGTCCTAGACGAACTATACCTCCGATAACTTCAGGGCTAACAACACCAATAATACCATAAGCAATAGCTTTTGTTAAAGATGACACATCAGTTTGTTCTAATACAAACCATGCAATACCTGCCGCTATAGCTGCTGTTAAAATTCTTTTGAACTGTTGTTTTACCGATAAACCACTATCCCCAGACAGAAGCCGTGCAAACATTGCAGCAGCTCCTACTAGTGGGACAAGCCATCCTCCGTTAAGAAACTCTTTTAAAATAGACTTTTCGGGTTCCATATAACTATTAGTTACACAAAAAAAGCCCTCCTTGCGGAGAGCTTTTTAAGTTTATTTAATTTCGTGATAAAAATTTTAGAAATCAAATTTTAGTCCAGCACCAATAATCCACTCATCTTCAACGCTAAAAGCTGAATTATCAAAGTCGTTATTGTTATATGATAGCTTAGCTGAAACAGAAAGCTTATCACTAATAGGATAGCTAGCTTTAACGCCAGCCTCTATAGCTGTATACTCATCTGCAAGATTTACAGTGAGGAATGGGGTTGCAACGAGATCGTTGACTGGAGTACCTACAGCGCGTGAGATACCTAGTTCCACTCCAAACCAATCGTTTTCTAGCTCATGCCAAACTGCTGCTGATGCATCAAAAAGGCTGTAGCCGTATGTGAGACCAACCGCAACTTCTTCACGATCACCGAAAACAGAATCGAGACCAGAGAAGCTTGCTTTTGCTCCAAGTTTTTGTCCTGCAATTTCAATTGGTTTGCTGTAAGAAACAGAATATGATCCATCTGTATCATCATCTGCATCC